TTAAAGTAAAACTTGGTTGTATTTGTTGATCGACCAAAACTCCATTAATCCAAAAATCTGCAACAACACTTGTTCCTGATTGGTATGTTCTCGATGCACCTACGACCCATTGATTTGTAAAACCTGTAATACCAGGTCTTAATCTTACCACTCCTCCTGCATGATCAAGGTAATCTAAATTGGAAAGACCATAATCTAAACTTAATGTTGGTGTTAATGCCCTGTTATTTACATCAAACCAATTGTAAGGAAGTTCTTCACCCAAATAGTTCACAACAGTTCCCTGACTACTCATGATTGAATTAATGCTAGTGAAACCTGAATTGTTAATCATGAACCAAGTTGTATAATCTTGGTATGTTCCGTAATCTCCTAACTTGTTATTTAAACCAAAAGTAAATCCACTTGGATTACTAGTTCCAACATCTGATCTATTGACACCAGAGAATTGTAATGTGACAGGGTTTTGGAATCCTGTGTAGTCATATTGAGAAAGACCCCCAACAGTACCAGAGAAATATAATGTAGGGTTGACAAGGTTTGTTGCTTTAAGGACCGCAACACCTGTTCCACCACCAATAATAAGTGATGATTGATTTGTAAAGTCAACCTGCCATGTTAAACCTGATGTTATTAAACTCATTTGTTCGCTTCTTTCATTTGTTTTTCTTTTTCCTTATTGAGATCCATAAGGAAAGAAAGATGATTAAGGGCAGCCATAAGGGGGATGTTAGTAACATGATCAACTTGCCAAACTTTGTTTTCTGCAAGGAAACTAATTGCTGCATACCACTTCCAAAACCCGACAAAACTATTCTCAACCTCATCATCTGCCACATCACTGGACTCTTCGAATAAAGATCCGAAAGAGTTTGTAACGCCCTTCCTGAATTCAACAAAAAAAAAACTGCTGACTCTAAATATTTTATTTTTAGATCAGAGAATTCTTCTATTCTTTTTTTGAAATCTGATTCAGAATATTTGGTTCCTTCCTCTATGTATAAATAGGCTGCAAGTTCATTTAAGTTTGCTATTCTGTACCCCTCATCTTTGTTGAGGAATGTGTCAATGTCAACGAACTGACCAAATGAAATTTTGTTTACATCAACCAATGTATATTTTATTCCTTTGTGTTCAATGTTTCTGTGTAAATCCTTTTGATCTTGGTTGATGAATTTATACAACTCACTACCAACTCTTCTTATTGTTGCTGCATCTGATTCAAGTATGATGGATTCTTTTAATCCTGTAACCTTTGAGATCATTCTCACAAACATTTCTTGTTCATCAAGGATGTCTTTTAGTTTCATTATTTCAACCCACATTGAGATCGTAGGTTCTTTAACCTCATACTTCTTTCCATTGTAATCAATATACTGATTCATATTCTTAAATATTATTTTTAGTACACATAAACTTGTGTGTTTCTTGCCATCTTCATTTCCAACACATACCTTATACCATCAATGATGTGGTTGTTATTGTCAGTTGGTTCATCAAGGTTATTATTATTTTTGTCCACCTTCCAAACATACTGTTGTAGTTCTGATTGTAAATTCTTTGAGTCTTGGTGGACATAAAAGTTTGATCTCTTAATTAGATCTATTCCATGTAATATACTTTGTTTCTTTACTGGTTTTGCATTGATTCCATTTCTCTTTAACTCTTCAATTGCCGATGGGTTTGCTGAATCACAAATGTAGTCATCAAAAAGATTTAATCCGAGATCCTTGATCTTATAAACGAAGTCAGGGATCGTTACATTTTTGAGGTATAATAATTCCTCACAGAATATGTCATCATTTAATTTGTGGACCTTGACCAGTGTCGATGGATCTGAATAACCCCAATCGATTCCAAACCCTAATAACTTTGCACCATCAGGTAGTTTGTCATATGTCTTTTGATGTGAGAATACAACTCTTGTGGGGGTTCCTCTCTGACCAAGACCAAACACTCTCCATAAGTTTGGGTCCCTGTCTTTTAGTTTCTCGATCTCATCGATCTGTTGTTGTGGGAGGAATGGATTGTCCTTGTATGTTACAACTGAATAGAAGGTGTCTTGTTGACCTTCCATGTCGTAGAGGTAAGAGTTCCATAAAGATGGATTGAAGTCAAGGATCATCTTCTCTGATGTTCTTAATGACAATTGAACGAACTCATCATAAGTTATTTCTGTTGCTTCATTTACAAAACATACATCTCTCTTTCTTCCCCTAATCTTTTCTTCTGAATCAAGACTAAACCATTCAATGATGTTGGTCCCTATTTGGTAATAACCATCAACAGAATGCCAGTCTTCTTCTTTATAAATTTCAAGTAATAACAGGATCTCTTTTAGATCTCTTAATACTGATCCTTTAAGTGCTGGTAATGTCTTTCTTACAATGGAATATGTTTTGTTGTCTTCTTTGAGAATATTAATTACCAACCATAGAATTATATTCCATGTCTTACCGGCTCTTGATGATCCCTGAAAGATGTAGTTTCTATAATTGGGGTCCAATAGATCCTCAAATACTTTTGTTGTCTGTACCTTCAAGTTGTTTCTTTTCGTGTGCTTCTTTTAGGAGTCTGTTAAACTCTGCTGTTATTTTCTTTGCTTGACCTTTCAGTCTTTCATTTCTTGCCTTAACCTTTTTGTTATGTTCCTTTTCTTTCTTACCCATTTTTATTTGTAACCCATTTTAAAGTTTTATTGAAGACCAAATCCTTCTCTTGTCTGATCACATGATCGAATATGTTTGTCGCTATTCTATTCATCTCTTTTGTTCCTTCCAGTCTGTTTAGTTCCTCATTACCGAAGAATGTCATTTCAATCGTAAAGAAACACTCACCAGTGTTCACAAATGAATCTTTGATCATTGGGTCCATTATAAAATGATCCTTGAAATTTGACCCCTTTAAAGAAGAATTAACCACCTGTTTAACTCTGTGTATAAATCTCTTTGATGCTAATTTGTGTTCCTCAATTTGGGACTTCATGGTTCCTTTGATTTGCAAGTAACAACTCTTCATGTCTTTCCTGTTTGCTGATCCTGCTGAACATTGTAGTTCATCAAACTTTCTCATCTTAAATGTTATTGGATTCCCCTTTATAATATTACTTCTCATCATCAAGTTTACTTTTAATTATTTCTATTTCAATTTTCTTTGGTGAGTCAATCTTTTCCCCACCTGATGTTATGTCAACTTTCTTTTCAACATTCCATTGATCCTTAAATTTGTTTCTCATTATTAGGGACCACAGGTTTGAGTTTAGATCTTTTGACTTACCATCTTTGAATCCTTTTCTTGGAATGGATGCCCACCATGTGTGACTTAATTGTCTCATCTCATTAATGGTATTTGAAAAGTGCTTATTTTCTTCAACCCATTTGTAGAATAACTGTGATCCTATTCCCAACCAAACGATTGCATCGATGTCAAACATTCCTTCGTTTCCCATCTCAATCATTTTTGTTTCCCAATTCTCTGGTAGATCCTTTAATGTTTTAGGTGGTCTCCCCATTGGATTTTTCCCAATCTTCATATGTTCTTAATTTTCTGTCTAAATGCTCAATTCTATTTTTTAATCTGATCCAACATTCACCACAACTGATTGAAAGTTGTTCAGGGAATTGAGAGTTATGGAAATTTACAACCCACTTTTTTTCTGTGAGTGTTTGATTCCTTGAAATGAAATAATCATTACATCTGTTTATTTCTTCTCTTGTATAGTTCGGCTTGATTGGATTAGTTAATGTAACAGATCCATCATCGTTTTGAACTGTTATTGGTTTTGATTCAACCCTTTGTTTTTGTTTACAATTACAACCCATTGTTAATTTTTTTTATAATGTTCATTTCTTATTTTCCTTAATTCTCTTCTGTATTTGTTGATGTCCCTACTTACTGAATTAAGTGGTATTGTTGTTCTCTTTGAAAGATTTGTTATTGATGCTCCCTCTTCTAAATATAGTTCGAATAGTCTGGCGTAATACCACCACTCACCTTTCTTATGAATAGTAATCATTTTATTCACCCAATCAAGATTGATTTCAGGTTCTTCATATTCCTTTTCTTTGATGTTTGTATTATTGAACTCTGTAAACTTAAACTTATTGTATTCGTTATAATACTTTGATGTCTTTGAGTGAGCATTGTTTCTTACAATACGGGCGAAAAAAAACAACCTCTCTTTGTCACCGATCATGGGAGCCTTGCGGTTTAGGAGAAGTTGCTCTATGCAAGAATGCAATAAGTCATCAACATCTTGTTGCTTTATTATTTTTTGACAAATCAGTTTCAGTTCGGAATAATTTTCCGTGATCCATTGATTCAATTTTATTCGGGTTTAATACCTTTATACAATACTCTGTTGAAGAATTGTTTTTCAGCGTTCCAATAGTTTAATACTCTTTGGAATACACCTTTCTTTACTAACTTGGCTACATGATCCCTTATACTGAAAGGACTTATGTTTGTGTGTTTTGAAATCTCATTGTTTGTCATCAGCGAATAATTCCTGTCATGGTTTTTCATGTCATCAATTATTAGATCATAGATTTCTTGTTGTACGGGATTTAATTTCATTTTATTTCTTTTCTATAAATATAAGTATAGGATGGTGTAGTGTAAAGATTAAATAAAAAAACCCCACCATTTCTGGTGAGGCTCCTATGACAACAACAAGTAGTTAAAATTTTTCTGCCAATACTTCAATCCAAATTGTCATTCCACCACCTTCGTTGTAGAACACATCTGTAATATACTCTTTCAATAATTCTGCGTGGTGTGGTTCACCTTTAAATGTTGTGATTGTTGTCCCATCTTCTCTTTTCAATTGAACGAGAATAAAGTTTGAACCTTGATTGTCTGTCTTCTTTTTCATAGTGTGTTTGTTTTTACAAAGGTAAGGAATTAGTTTGGTTTTTCTGTATAATTGATTGAAGATGTAATTTAAGTAATTTTCTTGGTAGTTTTCTTTCCTTACCATCTTTTACAATAGTAATAAAATCATCGCCCCACTTACCATACCACTCATCAGCATTTTTTAACAATCTTTCAAATGTTTTCAAACTCATTGTCTTTTTCATAGTTTTATTTTTTTACAAAGGTAAGGAATTATTCTGAATCATCAGCAAATATTTTGTTTTTTTCTTCTTCGATCCAATCAAGATCATCAGTCCAACAACCATATTCGTAGTTATTGCCTTCAAAGTTACGGATCGCCCTTGCAATTCTTTCTTTGTTTTTTTCCACAATGATGTCACTAACTCTGTTTAAATCTTCGTCATCCAATACTTGAAGTTGTTCAATGACATTTTCTTTTGTCCATAAAGTTACAGTAACAACATCAGGGTGTTGTTGTAATTCTTCCCAAATTTCTTTAATCGTTCTCATAGTTGTTTGTTGTTTAGAGAACAAAATTACGAAACCTTTTTCTTTCCACCAAATCTTTTTCTTAATTCTTTTATTGTTCTTTTCATGATGTCACACCTTTCAAACTCCTCATCCATTTCTGCCTGTATAATACTCTCTTTAAGGATCGATGAATACATATGGATCATACGGGGTTCAATATTCAAATTAACCTCGTAATACCCCAATACAATGTCAACAATCTCATTCTTATTCTCTTCACTCAAAGAAAAATAATCACTAACCTCCATGTCATATTTCTCTTCCAACAATTCCCTGAATCTGTCTGGTGTTTTTTTCATATTACATTTGTTCTCTTTTTAAATCTTCCTCTGTAAGAATCGGTTTATTCTCCTTGTTGGATGTTAGGGACGCCATAGTATTCTTCAAGTACATCAAATATAAGTCGTGGATCCTCGCTCGTTGAAGTGAGGTCATCTTGCTTTCTGATCCCTTGTTCCAATCTGTGTTGAAAATTAAATTCATCTCTGATTCTGTAATCTGGTTGTTCATCTTTGAATATATTAAATTTGTGTTTGAATTTGTTTCTTGGTATTAAATAACCTTTTGACATATTTTCATCTCCTCCTTCCATTATTTGAAAATTATTGTCATCAATTAATTGTCTTAATTCTTTTGTTGGTATGATCCATATTTCTGCCATCTTTGTCATTACAATAACCCAATTGTCTGCCAGTGTTGTTACAATACCTGAATCCTTTCCCCATGATTCAAACTCAATAAACAATGTATTATATGAATCACCAGGAACTGTAATGTTTTTATAATTTACTTCATCATGAGAAAAGAAATCTGCTTTGATCTCATATGTCTCCCATATATTATTTCTAGTTAATGAAACATCAAACCAACCATCTAGTCTAAACCAGATGTCTTTAATATTCTTATTATTTCTTATTAACCAATTAGTAAATCTTAATTCTTGCTTATTGCCTTTCTCTAATGCCTTAATGAATTTATTCATAT